ATTTAATTTAAACAAATTTTCTGACTTTTGCAAGTTTTTCATAGCATCATCTGTTACTGTTCTCTTTAAATATCCTCTATTAGACTGTTGAATTTTCATGAATGCTACTAGTGCTGCAAAAGAAACTAACCGGTCAACATTGACTCCATCTGCATATTCTCGCATTTCCTTGATAAGCATGGGATCAGGAATTCTTTCTATACCGTATTTAGTTTTTACTACAGTACCATCTTCTTTAGTTTCTTGATCTAATTCTTCTCTGGTATATTCAATTGCATAACTTAGAAGATGGGCCTTGAATAAAGTTCCTGTATTTCTCCAGCCATATTCTTGATAAACATTAGCATTAGCGCCTATATCTTTTAAGAAAAGAATTTGAGACCTGGGTACAAGATACTTCTGTTTCTTTCTGTAAATCATGTAGTTAATAAACTGAGATATGTTATTTTCTACAATAGTCCAGGCATTATACCACTCAATTATAAGCTCTAGTCTCTCATGTGTTTTATTAATATCATCAAATCTACCGCACCAGGTAGCTACCAGTTTATCAGATTCAATATAGGTCTGTATTTCTGATCCATTATTTTTAGTTACCTCAACTGCTGTTTTATAAATATAGATAGAGCATAACGATTCCGAGGTTGTTGTTTTACCTTCACCAACGGGGTCAACAGAAGCATAATAAGTTCCAAACTCAGCATTTTTCTCAGGTCTTTCCCATACAACTAAAACACCGGTTTTATCCTCAGTATTTTTAGTTATCGGGAATTCCATTATAGGGAGCTTAGTTGTTGTTTCTACTTCTATCTCACCTTTAGCATTTCTGTGTATATCTAAGAACTCATAAGGATATTCTTTCTCTTCAATCCTTTGCATTTGTGCCGTAACTAAATGACTTGGAAAAAGAGATACAGTTCTATAGTCAAATGCCTCCTTAATATTTCTAGGGTGCTGTGATATACGTAATTGATATTCTTGAGGATCTAACTCCTTCTTCCATTTAGCAAACTGTTCATCAAGAGCCTCAAGAGCCTCCTTGACCTGTGAGTTTCCAAATTTGTCAACATATGGCGGCATTGACCACTGCTCTGGAATAAATAATCCTGATGTTCCTATTGTACCCTTATCATCTATAAGATTAGAGAAAACAGCATAAATATCATTAGCTTCTGGATGTAGTATTAATTTTCTTAGTGGGTCACATTGACTAAGGTCACCGACAGATCCAGCTGCTATAAATGTTCCTGTAGTAATCATACCTGATCTAAGAGCAGGTCTCAAGTATTCATAAGTCTGGTTCATCTTAGGGGCAATACCAGCTTCCTCATGAAAGAAGTATTTAGTAGGACCACCCACACCTGTAGTTGGGCTTTTCTCAAATGACATTGCCTGTATTACGCCCTTAAGACCTATTTCAGTCTTTCTTTTCTGTCCCCCTACAAAGTTTACAATTTCAATCTTCTGCTGCCAGAACATTGTCTTGTTAGGATTCATTGGTCTATACCAAGCCGTATGTTTATTTAGGAATGACTCATATTCATTAAGAAACTTCCAGCTACCCTTCTCATTTATATAGTCTTTAAGGCTAGCTCCCATCTTTAGGGTAACCCCTTCCTCAAACCATATCTGATTTATCATTTTGCCACAGTGAAAATAGGAACTAGCTATCTGACGTTTCTTCAAGATAGCACAATGTTTATAATCTAACTCAGCAAGAATCTCATAGAGAGCCATGTGATATTGAGCATCTCTAACATCAGCAAATCCATACCTCTGCGTCTCTTTGTTAAAGATTGGCAAGAAGTTTAGCCACATATAATAGTCTCGGGTAATGTACCAATTTTTGGTACCTGACTTATAGATTACACCCTTTCTACACTTCTCTTTTTCAGTATCCCAGTATTTTATAAAGTCTTTAGTACCAGACGGTGCTGTAGTATAAACTCCGTTTTTATTAAACAGTCGTGCCTGTTCATTAAACATTTTAGATACTTCATCAAATTCATATTCCCCGGGCTCTTTGAATATTGATAAACAGAATTCATAGAGTTCTCTTCTACTTTCAAAATCTGTGTAGGTCCATTCTCCATTCTCATAGGTAGGTATATGTTCGTATATCTCAGTACTCATTCAGTAGTCTAAGTATTTCATTTAGAGCTTCATGCCTATGATTTTCAGTAAGAACTATTTTATTTACAAATCCTGATTTTTCTATTTTAGGAATATCATGAATAGCAGATTCACTTTTTATCTTAAGATCTATCTGCTGCATATCACCTGTGAAAATCATAATAGAGTTCTTACCTAATCTACCTACACACATTTGTAACTGTGCCTTAGTAAGATTTTGAAACTCATCTACTATACATACAGCGTTTTCAAATGTTCTTCCTCTAAAATGACTTAGTGAAACAAGTTCAATATTACCCTCTTCTTCCATCTTATTAAGGATGTCAGGTTTATCATAAACCTTTCTCATATTAGACTTAATAGGTACCAACCAAGGTTCCATTTTTTCTTTCTCGGAACCAGGAAGAAACCCATTATCTTCTGTAGAAACAGTAGGTCTGGTTATAATAATCTTATTTACTCGTCTCTTAAAAGTGTTTTACCACTACCTGCAAATCCTATAAGGAAATTGTAGGGTGTGCTGATAATCAGTTCTTTAGCTTTCTTCTGCTCTTCAGAAAGAGTAATTGAAAACTTAATCTCTCCCTTTGGAGGTGTCTTTTCAATGTTTGTCTTGCCCATACTATAAAGATAGGAGTTATCTTACATTCTCAAAGAACTTCTTTGTCAAAAATCCTATAAGGTACCCATAAGCTTCATCAGTGTCACCAGTATGAGGCATACCTATTCTTTCAAAAGTATACATACAGACATGTGATAACTCATGTACAAGAGTTGCCATGTTTTCAATATCGTTCTCGTCAAAATGAGTAAGCCTAACAGCTATTACGCCATTTTCATACATAGCAGTCCTTGCCAAATTAGTAGACTTCATATCCATAAAAGGCTCCATGTACATTTTAAAAGCGGGACTTTCTAATGATGGTATAACTCCATGTTCTACCAAAGCTACAACTACATCCTCAGCATCCTGTTCAATACTAACTAATATATTAGCATTGTACAGGTCTAAATCAATTACAAAAAACTTCCCGTTATAGCTGGTCGTAGGCAAGTCCTTGACCGCCTCTGACTTGACTTTTCTGTTCGTCTTGGAGGTCTTTGTAGGCACCCTTGTAGGCTTCCCGGATTTGTTGAAATTTTGCTGCTGTATTTGTAAGTGCTGTGAGGTTACCATCTCTTCCATCTGTTATATTTGTTGTAGCCATGTAGTTTGCTAAACGGTCTAGCATTTGTTTAATCCCGTTATATGCTCTCATAGTTGGAGTCTCGTACATATCAGAGCAGAAACGAAGTGCTGCTGATATATCTGTATCGTCAGTTGAGAAATCTGCATCTATCTCTTTTAGAATAACTTCTTCTTTATCTACCTCAGATATATTAAAGAAAGGATTTATATCCGGATTTGGGCAGGTCATATAAAATATGTACTGGTAAATCTTTAAATAATCTTCCGGATGATTATCCATTATTTTCTTTAAAGTGGAAAGAGTATAGCAGTGTTCTGTTGGAACAACCACATTATTCTGTATATCAAATAGTCTTACAATCATTTTCTGTCTAAGCTTATATTTTTACAAAATCTTAGTTCTTTATTACTTAGTGTCCATATTTCTCCATCGTCCATAGCACAGGTAAATAATATATCATGTTCCTGGCTATAATCTATTACTAGAAAAGCATAACCTTCCATATCATCGGATACCCTTTTAATAGGGATCATAGGATTAAGTTGAAGAATCATTGAGATGATGTATTATAGATATGACCTCTGTTTTTAAATAAGGTAACTCATATCTATCAATATCCTTAATAATAGGATGTCCTTCCAGGTCTAATCTATGGATCTTATTTCCTTTTTCATCTAAACCATCATCCTCAAATATGACGTGATCTAATACGAGTTTACCGGCTCTGAGCTTTGGATTATGCTTTAAAATGATATACATGTAGAGACTAAGCTGAAGAGCATAATGATTATAGTTACAATCGTCAAGATGAGATACTGGATGAAGCATCTTTTTAGATATGCCTTCCCAGTTTTTGTACGATTCCTTCTTGATCTCTTTATTTGTCTTATAGTCATAGATATCAACTCTCCCATTAACAACCTCTACTCTATCTGATTGACCACAGATACCTGCAGATTTTAAATAGAC